AAAGAGGAACACACCCTGCACCCCCCTTTTTCCCATATGAGACACAAAAGAAAAGAGAGGTTACTCCTCGTCTTTACTAGGACTCTTCTCTCTCTTTTCATTCTCTTCTTTAAATTTTTTTATAATTTTTCTATTTATTTCGACATCAATATTCAGACCCCATATTTCGTTAACTTGTTTACACCATAGTTTTCTCATTTGGAGACCACCGTCTAGGATCAGCCTTGCTTGTTCGTCTTGTGTGCTACTTTCTTCGCCCACAACTCTTTCCTTTTTCAAGAAAGTGCCACCATTTTGAATACCTAAAGCAGTTAATCTAGTATTTTGAAAACTTGTTATATCTTGCCAAATAGATTGGCTTTCATACTCTCTAGGAACGGCTATATTGTCGAGGTTTAGGTCTCCTCGAACAACAAGTATACTCTTTTCGTTCTCGCTTTCTAGAGAGCCATTTAGAGCCATTTCCAAGGCTTCTTTTTGTTTATCGTCTAGAGTTCTAAAAACATAACTTATAAAAGATTGCTTAATATTCTTTCTCATTACACCGAAACGATAAGCAATTTCTTGAATGATAGGCTCGTTTATGAACAATTGAGGTACAGTTCTATCGTTAGCGAATTCTGGAATAGAGCCATAAAGGATTACAGCATTTGCAGAAGTTACTTCTTCTCCGAACATACCTACTGCTAGTTTCTTTTCTCCAAAAGGTTGACCGTTTAGAGCAATAGGTTGAATTTCGTAAGGCAAGCCAAATAAGTTTATACCATTTATCATAGCATAAGGTAGAGTTAAAAATTCGTCTCCGTTTTTGAAGAAACATAGTGAGCCACTATAATACAACATTTTTTCTATATACCAGCCATAGATATTTTTAGGAAGGTTTTTCCATTTATATCTATTTGTTGCTTGTAGGAAATCAATCATTCGCATAGTGCGATACATTAAGTTAGTAGATTTATTTTCAGAGATTGAAAGTTTGCCTATATTTTTCTCCAATTTTCTGAAATCTTCGTCTTGAGTTCCGTCAATATTCAACGGACTTATAGTCATTTGTCCCATAATCAATTATCTCCCCATATTGAAAGTTCTGGATTTTCTTTAGTAAAGTCTATTTCATCTACATGCCAAATTCTTATACCATTAGCCATTATACTCCTTATTTCTGCCTTTAAAGTTTCTGATAGAGGCTTTTTTGTGCCATTATACTGGACACTAAAGTTAGTAGCCATAAATTTAATATAATTGTGGTACATTCTAGTCTTAAAGTAAGCATTAGGACTATCTAGTTCATTTAGAGTAAAACCATAATAGTTACAGAAATCGTCAAGTTCTTTTTGTTCTTTTGGAGTTAGAGTATAGCAAGTCGCATAAGGCTTAGGAAAAGTATTACTCATTTTAAAATAAAATGCATTGCTACTATTCTTTAAATTGTTTGGTGCATTAAACATATTATCTTCTTGTAAGCCCACATTTATACCGGCAACAACCGTATCAACCACTGCACCACCCAAAGCACTTAATGCTTCTGCATTACTTTTAGCACTAACAATATTTTTTCCACCTTGCACAACAGGTTGTAATAATGCTTGCATTATCCAGTTTTTGTGTTCAGCCACATACTCCTGTAATTGATTAGAAACGAATGGTATAGACAACACCTCTGTATTAACACAGCCTATATTTAAGTTATCCTCACAATCTGTATTATATAAACTTGTACCATATCCTTTTACTCTAAAGAATGTATTTTGTGACATTACTGTATTTACACAATTACCTATAAATTTTAAACGGCGTGAACCTGTAAAAAAGTCTGCGAAATTTCGAAAAATATTTGGAGTTAAGGCTAATAGGTTATAATCATAATCATCACTACCAACATTATCAATTTTTAGCATTGAAAATTGCATATTATACAATTTAGGATTAAAAAGTGGATTTCTAGTTTTTGCGACACCATCTGAATAAATATCGTTAGGGCTAATTCTAGGGAATAAAGTAAACAATCCTATATCAGCAGATGATTCTATATACCATGTTTCTTGTCTATTTATATATCTAGCACAAACTAAACAAATATCCTCACTTGTAATAACTCTAGCACTATAATTATAACCTACAAGACTATCTATATTAAAACGAACAGTAGGTGTTACTGGGGTTGTTGTATCTATAGATATAACATTATCTTGATAAAATTCTATAGGCAATTCATATGAGAATTGTATGTCATATATATAACTAGGATTTATTATCTTGCAAATAAAAGGTAATAAAAATTGTTCAAATGGATAATTGTTAGTTACTCCGTTAAATGTATATGATATTTCTCCACTATATCCAGTTGCTAAAATAGGTAACAATATGACACCAGTATTTAAGTCAAACTCATTTCCTACTCCATAACTTTCACAATTGTCAATAATGAATTGCTGTGAAGAATATGTGTATGTGTGAGAACTATCAACAAAGATTTTAATCCACCCTAAAATAATATCATTGTACCCATCTTTATTTGTAAATTCGCTTAAATCGTGTCTTAATTCTCTACGATATACAGGATATTGAGCAGTAAAATTCAAAGGCTCACTTTTGAAAAATTTAGAATTTTTATCTCCTTTAAATGTTAATAATCTAGTAGTGCCATTTGTGTGCTCATCAAATCTATCTAAGTGTGCTCTTTGGATAAAAGCGTGGTCAAATTTCAGATACATTAAATAAGTTTGCATGACATCAAGTTTTAACAACATTTCCACTTGACCATAAGAATTAAGTTTGCTGTTTACTATATAATAGTATAGAGTGATATCGTCTCTATCTTCGGTCAAGTCTTCTACTGATAAATAGTTACAATTCAACAAGTCGCTAATATTTCCGTCTTCAAACACGAATTCGAATTTAGTCTCAATCAGGTCATTATAAATAAAGTTTACATCATTTAGTGTGGTGTAAACTCTATCTGCGAAATATTCTTGTTGTTCTTCTACACTATTAAATAGTCTAGTATTCTCATAACTACTATCAAACGGGTAGTTTGTATAAATAGTTACTTTCTGCATAAGCACCTACCTATTATTCATATTGTGCAACAAATTTAACTTTCTGCATACCTTTGATAACTCCACGAATTAACCATAAGTGCAAGAAGTTTGTGTCATTAAGACTACGAGCATTAAAGAAAGCAGTTGCTGTCAAAATACGGTTAGCGATAACATATGCTCTTCTATCCATTAAATAGCCTACAGTAGTGGCTTGATCTAAACTTTCACGAGGGATAAAGATTTTCTCACCCCATACTTTATCCTCAGAAATCTTATCTGAGTTCAAAAGACTAGCCATAACCTCTACAGTTACATCAGTATCGTAGTAGTTATTTATAATACATAGTAAGTTGTCTTTGTCAGTAGTTTGCATATACTCTAACTCGTTAAAGGCACGAGAAGGGCGTTGCATATCTTTAGCACATCTGATCATACGCTTATACAATATTTTAGCATTTCTGCGTTCAGTAGCCTCTAAGTCTGCACCACTTAAGCCTGCTGTGTCTTTAAGTTTAACTGTAATTGTTTGAGTAGCCAACCAGTCATCTGCAGTAGCCATAGCATTTATATCTGCAAGAATTTTTGTGTAAGTGTATAATTCTTTAGACTTAGTCAACATACCGATCATATAGTTAATAAACTCCGCTAAGTTTGTAGGTGTACTAAAAGCACCACGCCCGATAAAACGGTTGTTTGTTAGAGCAAAGAATATTTTGTCCTTTGTGTCTAGTACTTGTACATCTTCGGTAGGGGTGAATACTGATAACAATGTTTTACTGCCGTCAGTATATTGTGTCTCCTCTACAACATCTGCTGTGTACATAGCAATTTGATCACCACTTGTAACATCTGATCTATAGAATACTCTTGCAAGTGGATCAATAAAAGATAATGAATCGTTAATATACTGAGTGATTATTAAGTTCATAATTTCAGTATAAAACTCGTTTTGATTGTAAGATTCTGGAATAGCCATTTTTTAAAAATTTCTCCTTTTTAGTTTAAATTGTTTGGAAGTTTTTCAGACATCATAGCATTTCTAGCACCAGTTGTAAGAGTTGAGTCTGTAGCAATTTTAACAAGGTCAATAAACTTGTCGCTAAATTGCGAAGTAGCGTTTTCTCTTTGTAGTGCCATTGCGTAGTCATATAGTTTAGCACATACCTCTACATTATTCATTGGCGTTCCGTTAGGGTGGAAAAATAACCCTTTCTTGCTAGTGAATGATTTACGGATATCTTCGCTAGACATTTCGCTGGTGTTAGTAGATATTGAGTTTACCAGTTTTGTCAGTTCCTTGACTCTCGCTTGATCTTTCGCATTCTGAATCTCCAGTTCCGTTATCTTGTCCGAAAGTTCTCTCGTTTTCTGTTGGAATTGTTCTTGCGTCATCTCTTGAGTAGGTGCTTGTTTCTGCTGGCTCTCTTGTGATTGATTTTCCATTTTCGTTAGTTTCCTTTTTGTTATTTACTAATTTCGAATAAGAAATCATTTTCTCGATTTCATTAGATATTTTACCAGTATCTATATTATAATCGTCAAGATCTCTCATTGTGCACATAGAAGCGTAACATTTCTTTTGTTTTGGATCATCAAAAATACTTTCTGCTTCTATCGTTGAAGCCATAACGCTATCACGAATTAGTGTATCTTCAATAATAGCGTTAAGGTCTTGAGTTCTAGTCTTTAGTTTATATGAGGTATTGACTTGCTTAAACGCTTGCAAAACATTTATTGCAACCGATAGGCAAATAGATACATATGTAAGAATAGTTACTAATTCCATATTTACCTCCTTTTAAACTAATTTATAAAACTCGAGAATATGTCCCGTACTTCCATATCCTCATATTCAATTATACCATAATCGATATATTTTTGTAAATTCTTTTTAATATATTTATCATATTTAATAGTTTTATTCTGAAGAGAGGTGTCATTCGTTACCCATTTTCCTTTGAATGAGCCAGCCTTATGTTTTGTTACATACCATAAGTTAAATGGTGCTAAGGCTCGTTCAAAATTGAAAACTCCGTCTTTAGTATGCACCACATACCATACAGTTGAGGGTACTCTGAAATCTATCAAATTATCCGTATTATCCGTAAACTGACCATGCAAAATATTGGCTTCAGTTTCCGTTCCTTTTAGAAGTTTACCAGCAACTGACTTCGAAACAGCCTCTTGATATTTATCACTATCAGGCAAATAAACCAGCATAGCACCTCTTGATTTGTTGAGATAAATACCATATTTGTTTATACCAGTAAACCCAAATTTGATTAAAACATCTGCACCACGATTTAGTGCGTTTGCTGTGAAAATAAATTCGATATTTCCTTTTTCTCCATTGTCCTTAAGTCTTCCAACTTGAGATATTACATTGGATAATTTAGTAAAGAATCCAACTTGCTTAGTTTGTACTTTCTCAGGTATTGCCTCGTCAAAAATAACTGTAGCATAATCTGAGTAGTCATTTCCTTTTTGTTTATAGAAAGTACTAACGGACTCTAGACTACCAGCCACTTTATTATTTATATAAAATAGTCCATTATTGAGTTTAAACTGTGTATCAGGAAAATTTTTCCTTAGTGCTATATCGAAGAATTTATCTCCGTCTTTAGCCATATTTTCCACAGCACCCTCAGTATCTCTGAGCCATACAAATTTAGTATTTTTATACAAAAATCTATTTGTTATCAATTCTTTACAAAAGAAAGTTTTTCCTATACCTTTTAAACCTACAAATATCTTAAGTGGATAGTCTTTTCCATAACCCATATAAGCCTTAATATTTGCGTGTAAAGAGTTAGAGGGTATTGGTGGTCTATAAACTATTAAATCTGCCATAATTTAGTCCTTAAGATGATATTAAGTCTAGTTTTTCGATTGAAATATCTGCTATATCTGTTATATTAGCACTATATAAATTACCAGAGGTATAGTAAAGTAATGAAGAACTTGAATATTTATACATATTGTTTATTCGATTGAAATCCCAATAAATTGAATTGTTGTCTATTCTTACATCAGTTGAATAATCCCCACTTCCAGCCCCTGACAAATAAAGATTTTCAGTTTCACCAAAAAGATGTATATAGCCATTATTTATGCTAATGCGTGATATACGCAAATAAATATATGAATCTGCTGGCACATTAAATATATCAAATGTTGAAGATTGTGTTACACTATTATTTGTTAAATCAACTAAAAAACTAGGAATGCTACATTGTTTTTGAATAGAATACTTAATTTTTAATCTAACGATTCCATTATTAGCAATAGTAGATAAAATAATATTTAGATTGTTATTTATTAAATTATATATATCAGCAATTGATTGTGCAGAAGAAAAATCTACAATTTCAGTAAAGCCTAATGAATAAGAGCCACCACCTGCTGTTATATCGTCAATTAGTACTCTTACGGTGTCATCAGTAACGGTTTCGCTTGTAATCTTATATAAATGCCCTGCGACAAAAAATGTGTTGTTACTCTCGTCTTCATTACATAGTACCGTCTTTTCGTTTATGTAATCATTATATTGCTCTAATGATATTACTTGATTATAATAAGTTCTTAATTCATCACCAGTTAAAGTTAAAGGTATATTTGGATTTACACTTATCTTCTCATATGAATTTACATCAAACTCATTTGGATTTAAACTATCCCAATCTAATTTATCGTTTTTTAAATCCTCTACATCTTTTATAAGTCCACTATTTGAATCTCCAACTACTGTCTCTAGGTCTGCTACATCTTTTATAAGTCCACTATTTGAATCTCCGACAATAGCCTCTAGACTATCAATATCATTCTCAATGTCTATAAACCTTAAACCATAAGTTGTAAGAGTACCCCCTATTGAGTCAATATCATTCTCACATATAGTTACTCTATTCGCTAACTCTGATACATCAATAGGTGAATCATTTTCTAATTCAGTTACTCTTTCGTCTAGGCTTTGTAAAGACTGTGCTAACTCTTCAACTGCTTGAGTATCAAAATAGAAAATCTCTGCTGTTATATTGTTTATCACGAAATCTCCAGCCACTTTACTAAATACATTAGTTATACTTGGAGTATCGGTGTTATAAGTTGCATTTTTAACTCCGTCTAATGTTAATTTGTTGTCGTACAATGATATCGAATATGATCCACTATAATTTGTTTCATATCCATTAAATTCATATTTAATCTTGTCTCCTGCAACATTCCATAAATAACCATTTTTAAGAACACTTGATAATACTGTATCATTAAATGTTTCAGTCGCTTCAGTTATCTCTATCTCAGGTGTCTCTTTAAGAGTGTCAGTTGTAGTAGTAAGACCTATCTCGTTTACAATTATATTGAAATCAATAAATCTAATTCCAAATATTGTAAAGTCGCTTGTTAGGTTATTATAGCCATTGTAGAAATCAGTATAACTAACATTCGCTAATTTGACACATTTAAGTCCTTGAACATACATATTGTTCTGACCTACACCACTTAATTCAAGTGCGTTTACTTTTTTAATTAACTGCTCTATTTTTTCAGCATTATAGTTTACTTGTTCAGGCATGTTATCGCCTTTTTGAAAATAATTTATCATTTTTCCTCCTCATACCAAGCATTTCCACTCGGCGTAATTTTTAGAAATAAATAGTCGAAATCTCGACAAAATTCTTCAAGCCATAATGTAGGTATACTAGCAATATACACTAGATATCTATCCACTAAGCCACCCTTAGAATAATTGCGTCTTTGCTCATTTATATAGTCTATAATCTCATTCGGACTACTAACTTTAGTTGCTGGCTTAAACGCTATATTCTGCACCAATTCTCCTAAATATAGTTTTTCTTCGTCAGTCATACCTTGTATTAGTTTGCTTGTATTCATTATTCCAGCATATTTTCCATACACATCAGAATATCTTAATCGACATTCGTCTATAAACCAATCAACATTAGTATATGCTATCTGACTACAGTTATACCTACGATATAAAGAAGAAAATAACAAAGAATTGATTATAGGGTCAATAGGGATAGATTGTCCACTAATAACACTACACACTTTTCCATTCCAAACATCATAGTTAGGTATCACATCTCTGAAATACCATGTAATTTTAGGATAAGACATCTCACTACCTCTCTTTTAATATAAAATCAGTTTTATACAGAACACAGCCACCTTTGACCTTTCTCTTCTTAAGTTGTATATCACTATATCCAATGTTAAAAGCCATGATCAGTTCTTCATCTCGATAGGTCTCAGACATCTTCTTCTGCAATTCTTTAGACATTCCAGCACACTTGACTTTTCCAGTTTCTTTATCTCGTAATCGATATGTATAGCGTTTAGGTTGTAACATCTTGAAGTTATCCACAATATGTTCCAATTTCCACTCACCTAAAGTGCCTCGATTGTCTATATCAATTATAATGTTTTTTGCACAACTTGTCAAATACATTGAGTCAGTATCACAATATAAGAAATTATCGTAGTTAGATTGTATTGAATTGATTAAATATTGCCTAGCATACGCTGTAACAAACATTGCTAAAGGCAGATACACTCCGTCTGCTAGTTGCTCTCCCACTTTGGCTATGTGAAGAATTCCCTCATCGTCTTTTTCTACCCTATATAACTCACTTATCATACCCATAGCAAATTTTCCATATAGCGAGTTTAAATTGAGTTTAGCGATTTGTCTTAGTACTGCATTCTTTTCTTGTGTGGCTTGCATTTTTAAAGCCATGTAATAGTTAGTAAAGTCAGTAAACATTGTTGAATCAGATTTAAATTTATAGCCGTCTATATATGATATATAATGTATGTGATAATGTTCTTTTAATAACTCCAAATCAGGAGAGGTTAAAGTCAACTCTATAATTAAATCATCAGTAGTAGTCATATACTCAGCCACTCCACTATATAGACCAGCCTTTTTAAGTTGTATGGTAGGAACATATCCCTCTTTAACATCACAACATACTTCAATACGCTGTATGTAAAGTGGATAATGTTCGTCATATTCATATTTGCCCTTAAAAAACATAGGTTGCCCATACGGAAGTGGTCTAGTCGAATATATGTAAGGATATTCACTATTTACATCATAGCAATATACATTATCAAATACTTCGTTTATGTGTCGAGGGTTACAATAACAATACCCACCGAAATAACCTCGTCTTAAATATGAATCACTCAAATAGTCTAGTTTAGGAAATTTATATCTAAACTTGTTGTCTTCACCCAAAAATTTTTTCCAATTAGCAAAAGCACTAGACGATAATGTTAATTTATCCATTCCATGCTGTCTCATTATAATTAAGGCTTTCGCTACTACTTCAGTATCATGCTCGCAACCTCTGATATCTTCTTCACTTATCTGATAATTTATATCTCGTTCTTTATCATAATATGTGTTGTCAAATTCTTTTCCTATGTCTAGATTAAACGCTTCTTGTAGTTCACTCACCTTAAAATTAAGTATCTTTAATGAGTCTTTAATTGTAATAATACTCTTTTTAGTTCTTTTTTGTTTTCCTACTGTCTTAATATTCTCACATATACATAATTTATATATCGTCATACCTTGCTTCAGAATGTAGTATGTGTGTGGCTTCAATTCTTCTTCTTTTGATACACTCTTGTACCCTTTTGAATCAAGCCCATAAAGTATAAACTCTATATCAAAAGCCAAATTGTGAAAATACCCACTCACACCCTCTCGCAAAGCAAAATCTAAAAACGAGTCAATAGTATCTCCATGTGTATGCTTCATTGTTTCCATATCGCAAGCGTCCCATAAATATATTTTTGTATATCCATGCTTTTTGTAAAAATTCTCTCCAAATGTCTCAAAGTCGAAAATATACTCTCTTTTCTTCATTATACCTTAGTATATTCCTTATTTCCTTGTCTAATCTTTTCTGTAATATATTTAACATCACTTATTGTTCTATGTCTTGGATAAAAATCTTCAATCGAGGGTATTCTATTGGCTAACATCAATGTGTAAAGTTTAGTCATACTCATTCGCTTTATCATGTTTCTTATTATCTCTACTTCTCTCTCTTCTTCAGGCGTTAAGGCTATCGAATCAACTAACTGATCAAAAGCCCTTAAATAATTCTCTTTGAATACTCTTAACTTCGCATACTTATCCACTTTAGATCTAACTCTAACATACCACCTAGATAAAGCCTCTAACCCACCAGTTTCCATTAAATCCTCATAAGTTTTAAACCGAACAAAAGGGGTGTACTCTTTATACTCAGGGTTGATACTCAATATCTCTCCATACACATCAAGTATTCTTAACTCCCACTTATTCTGCCTTTCCACCATTCTACGATATCTCTTCAAATACTTCTCGTACTCTCGGTATAATTGCTTACTCTCGGGACTTAATGTATCATAGTCTGGAAGTGGTGGATAACGAAAAAGAATACGCCTTGCTTTTCCATAAACATACCCGTCTTTAGATTGTTTGGATAACTTATCGTATTCTTCTCTCTTCATATTCGTTCCTCTTTTTATATTATATTATTAAAAGTCAAGTCCAGTTCCACTAGTCTCTACTTGTTTATTTGGCTCATATATAACATTTCCTTTCTCGTCAATGAATCTTAATCCTGTAGCAACATTAAATGTTACTGTCTTCTCAGCATTCTTAATTGACTTTTGGAACACATAAACTCGAATAGTCTTTCCTACTGCTTCATCAGTTTTTACTCCTGAATTACTGAAAATGTCTCGAGCCGAATCAAGTCCATAACTACATTTTACATTTTTTACTTCGTTCTTGTCAAGTGTTAAATCAATACCAATAATCAATTTTTTAAATTTGTTCTTTTTCTCTGCATTCTCATACTCTTTAACTTCAATACTTGTAATCACACCATTATAATATCCATTCTTCAAAATCATAATCTAACTTCCTTTTAATTTATTGAAGAGACTATAAGATATGAAGAAAGTTCGAGTCTCTCTTTCTTGAATCGATACATTTTGCGTATTAAATATTGTGCAAGACTACTATCTATGCCAACTCTAAGAGGAACGCTTAACTCATTGACATTAAGATAGTTAAGAAGTACATTGTAGTCTTGTTGACTTAAACCTACTTCTCTATATCCAATGATCTGTACGGAAGAATCAAGAGGATTGTCTTGTGCTACATTTACTATGCACGAATGTTTGTAATTTCTAACCATATAGTCTCCTTTATTGTCTGGTCTTCAAATGTGTACACAAATTGATTGATAGCGTATTCGTCATACTGCAACATTTCTCATTGTTTACTACGAGTTTGAAGACACTGGCGTAAAGTTGATAATTATTCTTATTGGGTCAAAAAATAGGATTATTTGGTAAAGCCTTATATAATGGCTAAGTGTTGCTATATGTTATTTAAAAGTTTAACGATATATAGTTATGTTATTAAAAAATCTTTTGTTTAAGATTATCAACTTTACAATCAAAATATTATCACATTATTATTAAATTGTCAACAAAAAATTGATAAAGTTATCCACAAAGTTATCCACTTATCCACAAAATAAAAAAGAAAAGGTTAATCCTCTTCTTTTGTTTCTTTAGTAATTTCTTCACCATTTGTCCAATTCTTAAATAGTTTCTTAATCAATTCTAAGTTCTTAACTACTTTTTTCATTGACTCGTCTTTTTTCATTAGTGACGAGATTATATCAATAGATTCTCTATGTTTTTTGTGCATTGCGTCTATGATTCCTAAAAATTCTATCACAATGTCTAATGCAGTCCCGCTAAAATTTATTGTACTATCTTCGGCTTTAATCATTCTGATCTTCTCCCTTTGTTATTTTAAAAACTTCAAATTTCTCTCTTATGATAGGTTCAACATCAATTAAAAAATTCTTTGTCGCTTTTATTTCGTCACATAAACTAATATTGCCTAGATCAACATTTTTTAAGTTTTCCATAAATTCAGTATTTAATACCAATTTTGCCACAATAATACCGAAATCTGCCATTACTGTAGACATTTCACCTATGATCTCTACTGTACCATTTTCACTCTTAATCATATATAACTCCTCTTATCTTATTGACTATTTGTCTAGTCTAGTTCTATTATATCACACTATTATCTATTTGTCAATAGTTTTGCTATAATTTTGTTATATTCTTGTCATAGTCATATGGGAAAAAGGGGGGTGCAGGGTGTGTTCCTCTTT